GTGTATTACCATTAGGTCTGTTTAGACTTATGAAACCTTACCTTGATAACATAGACAACATACATTTAATAGAAGCGATTATGTTGAGTAAGAAGTTGACCGTTGCAGGTCAAACCGATTGTGTTGCAGAATATAGAGGTAAGTTATCTGTAATTGATTTTAAAACAGCAAACAAAGAGAAGATTGAAGAGTGGGTAGATAATTATTTTTTACAATGTACTGCCTATGCGTTAATGTACGAAGAGATATACAATAAACCGATAGAACAAATTGTCGTACTTATCGCTGGTGAAGATGGTTCAATGCAAGAATGGATAAAAAATCCAAAAGATTATGTCGCAGAACTAGAGAAAAGTGTAGAAAAATTTTATAAATATTACCAAGAGAAAACGAAACAGACATAAACACTACCTGGTAATTAGAGGTAAACTTCTGTTTGCCGCCTCTATAAAAAAGGAGCAAATAATGCTAAAAAAATCTTTACTTGTTGTTATGTTTACATTGATGACAAGTTTAGTATATGCAAATCCATATGGACTATTCTTTCCGTCTCACGCACCAATTATGTGTGGTGAGTATTCGGCAGTAGAAAGTTTTTTAGAAGAGGAAGGTTTTAAACCTGTACACATAGGATTTGGCAGAAGTAATGGCGAAGCGACAGGAGAACCTGTGTTTGCAGTTATTCATTACAAAAAGAATAATGAGTTGATTGCAACAATTGAAACGCCAGACAGAATTGATAAATGCGTATTATACAAAATATATGATTTTGTTGTAGTACCTCAACCAGAAATGAAAGAGTAAAAATGAAAAGTATATTAATGATTATAGTTATGGGATTAGTATTGAGTGCTTGTTCTATACCTAAGGATCCTAGAATAACATTTGGTAAGAAGTGTGTCGTTAAAGACGAAACGGTAGCATATTCTTATGTATGGATATATTCTAAAGAATTAGGATTAAAAGCAGATACTAAATCTTGCGACCAAATTAAAAAGAACTAACCAATAACTTTCGCTATAGGAGAAAGAGTATGAAAGATGTATTTCTTATAGTTGCAATGCTTATTAATTTAAATGGTGATGTTGAACCAAGAAAACACCCAGCGTATAAGTTTGATACTTTAGAAGAGTGTCAGGCATTTGTTCGTTTAAATTACATAGGTCTATATCAAAGTTTAGATAATCAATTAGCGACAGAAGGATATCTACAAAAGATACTTGATATAGGTTGTGGTTTAGTAGAACCTATGAACGGTGAAGATATGCCAGAAGTTAAATCAAAAGGCACAGCTGCTTGACAATCGGGTCAAGTCCTGATATAGTAGCATAATGAATAGTAAACAATTTAGTTTAGAAATAGAAAAATATAGAAAAGAACACCCAGGCACTTCATATATGGATTGTATAGTAGGTTATTGTGAAAGTCGGGGTATTGATACAGCAACGGTAGGTCCTCTAGTTAATAAATCATTAAAAGAGAAACTTACTATTGAGTGTCAGAAACTTAATTTAGTAACCAAAACTACTGAAGGAGAACTACCTTTATAATGTATGGCGGATTTGATGTTTTTAAAATATGGCTCGGTGTTAAATTACATTTTACAACCAACACATATGACTATATACAATATGCAGGTAAAGTCAATTGCAAGTTAGAGACATTTACAAAACGAAATGACAGATACTTCTTTCATAAACTATCTAAAAAATATAACGCAGAACAAGCGCTTGATTTCTTTGTGGCAAACTTTTTGCACAATGACAAGAAGTGGATTGGAGACCTTGCCAGAACTGATGGCCAAGATATTTACCTTGCTCATAGAAAGTATAAAGACGCTTTTGGTTATAATTTTAGGAGTGAGTGTAATATTGTTCGGGATTATATGGGCAATAACAACCTTACTTTTGATAATCTCTTTGCAGTTGTTGGAGGACAACATCCACCTTTCTTCAAACTTCTCTTATCCAAAAGAATTAGTTATGAAACTTTTAGCGTATTTGAAACCTTACTGGGATTCATTGAACGCTGGGATAGACAAATTGTTGAAAAAGTAGTATGGAAAGAATATAGTAAACGAATTAAAAAGTTTTTGCCCTTTCAGAGCTTCAATAGAACGAGTGCTAAATTGACTATGAAAGAGACTTTTACAGGTGCTTGACAACGGATATATTATCTGTTATGATGAGAACTTGTATAAATAATAGTATTGAAATAAATTATATTATGATACTTAAATACAATAATACAAATACGAAATACATACAAGGAGAAACTTTATGGACGCTTTTGAAAACTTAAAAAATAGTCAAAGTAATTTTGACAAGTTAACAAAACAAATAGAAGCAAACCTCAATCCTGAGGACGCTGCTAAAACCAAGAACAAATACCAAGACGACAGACTTTGGAAACCAGAACTAGATAAAACTGGTAACGGATATGCTGTGCTTAGATTTTTACCTGCTAGTCAAGGCGAAGAAATGCCTTGGGCAAGAGTATGGTCTCACGCATTCCAAGGACCTGGTGGTTGGTATATTGAGAACTCTCTAACTACATTAGGACAAAAAGATCCTGTGTCAGAAGAGAACACTAGATTATGGAATACTGGTGTTGATAGTGATAAAGAGATTGCTAGAAAAAGAAAAAGAAAATTATCTTATTACAGCAATGTCTATGTTGTATCAGACCCACAACATCCAGAGAACGAAGGAAAAGTTTTCTTATTTAAATTCGGTAAAAAGATTTTCAATAAGATTACAGAAGCAATGAATCCTGCGTTTGAAGATGAGAAACCATTTAACCCATTTGACTTCTGGTCAGGTGCTAACTTCAAGTTGAAGATTAGAAAGGTTGATGGATTCTGGAATTATGATAAATCTGAATTTGAGGCGCCTAGTCCTCTTAATGCTGATGACGCTGTTATCAAAGAGACTTGGGCAAAACAATATCCTCTTAAACCATTCCTTGAAGCTGCTAACTTTAAATCATATGACGATTTAAAAGAGAAATTAAATCGTGTGATTAGTGGTTCAAAGAATACCGAAACTGCTAGTGAAATAGACCTCCCACCTACGACTGGCGGTACGGCAGCTGCAACAGCAACTGCTTCGGTTAAAAGTAATGAGGCGTCTAGCGGTGAAGATGATGATACATTATCTTACTTTTCAAAACTCGCAGAAGACGAATAATCTCTCTCTTTCCTACATTACTTTAAAAAGCAAAGGGTACCTTTCTGGTACCCTTTGTCATTTCTATTATAAATATAAGCGTTATGGCAATATCACTATTAGACCCAATTGTAAAAGACCAAGGTGGTAGTATCAAGTCAGGCGCTTGGTACCGAAAAGCAGTACAATCTATAGCAAACACTTCATCAGCAAGAGCATTAATGAGAAGTGGTAAATTGAGTAGTAGACCTAGTCAAGGTAGATTAAATCTGTTTTTCTATGACCCGAAGTTTAAAAAGACACTACCTTACTATGATACTTTTCCTTTGGTGTTGCCTTTAGACCCAATTAAAGGTGGGTTTATAGGTATGAACTTTCATTATTTGCCACCTGCTATGCGTTTTACTTTGTTAAGAAGATTAGACGCTTACTTGTCAGGTGACGCTACGAAGAGAGGTACACGAATAGAAGTAAATTATAATACGGTAAAATCAATACCAATGGTTAGGCCGACATTACATAAATATTTGTATGGTCATATACGAAGTAGTTTTTTGAGAATTGACGCACCTGAAGCTTCAACTGCTGTGTACCTACCTGTACAGCAATTCAAAAAACAACCAGCAACAACGGTATGGAGTAGAAGTAGAAGAGGAATTTAAAGTGGCAAAGAGATTATGGTGGAGAGTGTTGATAGTTAAAGCAAGATGTTTTTGGGCTGATATAAGAGGTCATCACGGACATAAGTGGAACTATGAACCTGGAGACTATTATATGGGCAGAAATAAAAATAGAAGTAGGAAGTAATTAAATGGCAATCTTACGAGGCGGTAAAAGAATAGGCGGTATGGATATCAGAATAGGTATTCCTAGAGACCGTTCTATGGATAATATTAACCGTGACCCAAGGTTTAAACTAAAGGCAGGTGCTAATCCTGCAACTACTATTGGTAGATTTCAAGCATATGTAAACGAGGCAGAAGGATTTGCTCGTAAGAGTAAATACTATGTAATCTTTGATTTACCTAGAGGACCACTTACAGAAGTTGGTGCTGATGGTATGGTACAAGGTGGTGATTTTAGAAAATATGCTAATCAAGCCAATTTACAAAGAAGAGTACAAGCGTTTGTTCAATCAGTATCAATGCCTGATAGAACAATGAAAGTTAAAAAAGTAAAACACAATGGTCCTGCACGAAACATAGTGTACGATTATGAAATGGGCGATGTTAATATGACTTTCTTAACAGACAAATACGCTAGAGAAAGAATAATGTTTGAAATGTGGCAGAAAACTAGTTTTAGTAATATGACACACAATTTTAGTTATTATGATGAGTATGTTGCACCTATAAACATTTTACAATTAGGTTCAACACCAGCAGTACAAGAGAGAGACGAAGCAACATATGGCGTAAGACTATGGGAAGCATATCCTACAAAAGTAGGTGAACTATCATATGCAGCCGAGACGAGTGAAGTACAGACATTTGAAGTTACCTTTACATATAGGTATTGGTTAAACTTTGCACTAGACCAACAGAATAAATTTCATATTGGTCAATCAGAATTTGCTCAACCTGTTATCAAACAAGGTGATCCAGGTTTCTTAGGAGGTATATTGAATAAATTACCACCTGAATTGAGAAGAGCAGGTAGAGGCGTGCTTGAAGATTTGAAACGAAGCTTTCCAATCGGCAAGATTACTGGTGGAAGAGTTATGCCTCCATTTAAGTTTCCACCACTAAATATATAAAAATTATTAGGAGATGAAACATTATGGCATTACCGAAGATTGAAGTCCCAACATATGAGTTGACATTACCTTCAGTAGACCAACAAGTCAAATACAGACCATTTCTAGTTAAAGAAGAGAAACTATTAATGATGGCATTAGAAACAGGTGAAGACGAAGCGATGAAAAACGCTACGATTGACCTAGTCAATGCTTGTACATTTGGTAAATTAAAAGCAGAAAATTTACCTATATTTGATATTGAGTATTTGTTTTTAAATATAAGAGCAAAGAGTGTTGGTGAAGTTGGTAAATTTCAAGTAATCTGTCCAGAAGATAAGATTACACTTATACCAGTTGAGATAGACCTAACTACGGTAGAGGTCCAGGTAGATGATAAACATACTAATAATGTTGTGTTAGATGAAAGTAGAAAACTAGGAATAGTTATGAAGTATCCTACGCTTAAACTTGTACCAATGGGTATAGATAAGGAAATGAACGCAGACAAAATCTTTGATTTGATGGTGTCTTGCATAGACCATATCTATGAGGGAGACAAGATTTACCCCGCTAAGGATTCTACTAAAGCTGAACTAGTTGAGTTTTTTAATAACTTAAATACTGACCAGTTTGCATTAATCAGAAAGTTTTTTGATGAAATGCCTAGATTGAGACACACATTAAAGGTTGTAAATCCGAAAACGAAGAAGGAGTCCGAAGTTACCTTTACGGGACTACAAGATTTTTTCGTATCTGCCTCGCCCACGAATCCCTAGAGGCCTATTACGAAACTAATTTTGCACTTATTCAACATCATAAATATTCGTTGAGTGAGTTAGAGAATATGATTCCGTGGGAACGGGATGTATATGTGGGCTTATTAGTGAAACATATTAAAGAAGAAAAAGAAAAGGCACGAAGAGAAAGCGCTGGTAAAGCTGGTGCGAGTGTGCCAAAAGGAATGATATAAAAGGAAGTTATGAGTAGATTAGATGTATCTGGTGAAACGGCGATTAGTATGCCAATGAAGAATATGTTGGCCATCATCGGAGCAGTTGCTGTCGGTGTTTGGGCTTACTTTGGTGTATTAGAGCGTATCACTATGCTTGAGACAAAAGCGCAGCTAGCAGAAAAGGACTTGAACCAGGCTGTTGAAAGAATTGGTGATGAGTTAGAAAAAAACACCGAGTTTAGAATTAAATGGCCTCGTGGTGAAATGGGCAGTCTACCTGCTGATAGTGAGCAATTTATGTTAATTGAGCACATTGCAGGACAATTAGAACAAATACAAAAGTCTATGGAATCAATGATGAACAACGGTGTCAACATAAAAAGGCTACAAGAGGATGTCAAAATATTACGAGAAGATGTTGAGAAACTGAAGGATAGTAATAGAGACATAATTTACAAAAATGGGAAAAATCAGTAAAATATTAATCGCACTATTTTTGTTCATATCAGTTGCACACGCTCAGAAGTTATATACAGGTGGCGAGAAGTATGAGAAAGATGGTGTTGTTGCTTTATTATTACACCTTAATGGTAAAATGATAGAGTGGGTATATAAAGAAAACTTAGCACAATGTTTAAAATCAAAAAGAGTAGCCGACCGTGAAGTAAACGGTGAGAGAGTTATCTTTTCTTGTAAAATTGTAAAAGCATTATTACAAGAAGATAAACAATCAAAATACGGTATCAGATTATTAAAGGTACTTGACTAATGAATAAAGAAATTAAA